GTATCAAACGCACACTATACAAGAATTCAAGCTGCAGCACACGCAGAATATTCTGGAAATGCAACGGCAATTCTACCAACAAAGTCTGGTGACATCATTGTTGGCGACACTGGTTCAGCAATCAGTCAAAATGTTAATACCACAGGAATTATCACCGCAACATCATTTGTTGGAGATGGTGCAGGTATTTACGGGTTAAACATTTCTGAGTTTGACTTAGGAATGTTTGGTATGTAATAAATAACTAAAAACTAGGAAATCATGGCGCTCAAGAAGACTAGATTACATAGCATCATTTCAATTACTGGTGCGGGTAGTGGCGTTGGAATTATTACTGGCAATGTAAGCAGCACTCCTCTTGGTGTAGCTAAAACTTGTTATGTGAAGAGTGTTATGATTCACAACCCCACAAGTTTTGCCTCTACAGTATCTCTTTACTATGAAGAGAACACTACTCCAGCATCTGCTTCTCCAGATGAAGCAAAGCAGTTTTATTCGCAAACAGTTGCTGCTAAAGAAACTCAGTTGTTTGAACTGAATTACCCATTGGTATTTTCAACCAATGATACTTTGACTGCAACGGTTGGAATTGCATCTACTGCAAACATTATGGTTCTTGGAGATATTGAGGAGACTAACTGATGGGTATTAAATCCACTCAAGGAAAAAATAAATTTGAGCAGATTGATTATAAAGCAACTTCGGACATTGGAGAAACTTTAGATCCTGTTTTTTCCGCAGATGCAACAGGAGGTACAATTTTGTATCATTCTGCTGATGATGGAACATCAGTAGAAAAGTATCACGTATTTACTGAACCAGGTTATTTTAGAGTTAGTGCAGGTTTTGCAAAAACTGCCAACGTCTTAATGATTGCTGGTGGAGGTGGCGGAGGAGGATATTACTATGCTGGCGGTGGTGGATCTGGAGAAGTTCTTTATGGATCAAATGTTGGATTTGGAACTAGCATTTCAAATTATGATAGAGATGCTGGCAGTGAATATAGAGTAATTATTGGTGAAGGTGGATTTGCTCATATGAGTGGTCAATCACCTGGAGAATATAATAGTGGTGGAAATGGTGGGGACACTATTCTTCATCCAACAGCAGGCATTGCGACTGTATATAGATCACATGTTGGTTTTGTGACCGAAGGTATGAGAGCCTTTGGAGGTGGTGGAGGTGGCTCTTACAGTGCTGATGGATATGAAGAAGGTAATAGGGGTGGATCAGCAGGGGGACCAAGTTATTATGATGAACACGAAAGACGTAAGCAAAGAGTAGATTCTGATCTTCCCGATGCCTGGACAGCATACGGAAATCCATCAGGCCCCACGGCCACCTCATCAGCAAGCGGTGGTGGAGGAGCAGGTGGCAATTCCCCAGGTAGAACTGGTGGTGCTGGGCAAGCATTTCCGGAATTTACCACAGCAAAGATTGGACCAGCAATTCCACCGTATGTGTATCCATACTGGAATTCTGCTGTAGGTTCTACTGGTCTATATGCTGGCGGTGGCGGTGGAGGAGGGTATCCTGCCACTAGTCCAGTTGGAGGACCTGGAGGTGGTGGTGCTGGTGGAGCGGCTTCTAAACATGGAGAACCAGGAGTAGATTTTACCGGATCAGGTGGAGGTGGAGGTGATGGTCCTGTTACTAATGGTGGATCTGGAGGAAAAGGCATTCTGATCATCAAATACGTTGTTTAACTTGTGATAAATAAGTAAAAAAGTCCCATAAACAATGGCTGCAATAATTACTGATCAAATTAGAATATTGAATGCAAGAAATTTTCTTGCTGGCGTGACGACTACTGGTAGTTCATATTATTCTTTCATTGGTTTACCAAATGCAACCGATCTACAGTCAGACTGGGATAACAGTCCTCCTGCACCTGTAGATAATTTTGACAATGAAAATGAAATTTGGGAAACAGTCATCGGACTGAAGAAAATCACAGGTAGTGATGTTAGATTAGTTGTTCCAAAAATTAATTGGAAGTCTGGCAATACGTATGATATGTATCGCCACGATTATAGTACATCCAATACCGCAAAAGTTTCTGGAGCAACTAATCTCTATAACGCTTTCTATTTTGTGATGAATAGTGACTATAGGGTCTATATTTGTCTTCAGAACGGAACAACACCAGAAACTCCAAATGGAGCACCATCACTAGATGAACCAACTTTTGTTGATTTGGAACCAAGATCTGCTGGTTCAAGTGGAGATGGATATGTTTGGAAGTACCTCTATACTATTAGTCCATCGGATATAGTTAAGTTTGATTCTACTAATTATATTCCAGTACCATCGGACTGGATTGATTCAGACACAAATGCATCAGTTAGAGACAATGCAATAGATGGATCCATTAAAATTGCAACCATTACCAATAGGGGAGTTGGGCTTGGAACAGCAAATGCCGTGTATACTGGCGTTCCAATTAAAGGAAATGGTACAGGTGCAACTTGTACAATTACAATGAATGCAGATTCTCAAGTTGAATCTATCAATATATCGAATCAAGGATTTGGGTATACTTATGGTAATGTGGATCTAGTTGCTGGAGGAGTTCCAACAGGTTCTACTAGACCGTCATTTGATGTAATTATTCCACCAAAAGGTGGACATGGTGCAAATATTTTTAGAGAACTCGGAACAAAAAATGTTCTTCTCTATTCTAGATTTGAAAATGATATTCAAAACCCAGATTTTATTACTGGAAATCAAATAGCAAGAATTGGTATTGTTGAGCAACCAAGTACGTTTGGATCAAACACCCCATTAACCTCAGATAAAGCTAGTGCAGCAATTGCACTTAGACTGACTGGAACTGGATATAGTTCTGCTACTTATGCTGCAGACTCTTTTATTACGCAAACAGTTTCAACAGGAACGACGGCTGTTGCTAGAGTTATTAGTTATGACCAATCTACTGGTGTTTTGAAGGTATGGCAAGATAGATCACAATCAGGTTTCAATACTGTTGGGGCCGCTATTACAAATCCACAATATGGTTTTGACCAGGTTGATTTTACTTCATCCCCCACTGGAGATGGTTCTTTAAAAATTATTGGAGGTTCTGTTGCTGAAGGTCTGTCTATTGATAGCACTTTTACGGGTGTATCAACCGTAATAAATAATAGAACATTCTACCTTGGTCAATCATTTACTAATGGAATTGCAAACCCTGAGGTTGCAAAATACTCTGGAAACATAATTTATGTTGACAATAGACCATCTGTGACAAGATCAACCAATCAAAAAGAAGACATCAAGGTTATATTACAATTCTAAGGAATTATGTCGCAAATCACCAATCTCAATGTTGCTCCATATTATGATGATTTTGATCCAACGGACAACTATCACAGGGTATTGTTTAAACCTGGATATCCAGTTCAGGCTAGAGAATTAACAACTCTCCAATCGATTCTTCAGAATCAGATTGAAAGATTTGGTCAGCATTTTTTCAAAGAAGGTGCTAAGGTAATCCCAGGAAACACTGCATATAGTAGAAATTACTTTGCAGTAGAACTGAATACAACACATCAAGGTGTGCCTATTGATGCATACCTTGATCAATTAATTGGTTTAAAGATTACTGGGAGAACTTCTGGAGTTACTGCTGTTGTTCAAAGTCATATTACATCTTTAGAATCTGAAAGAGGCAATCCAACTCTATATTTAAATTATTTGGGTTCAAGCACTCAAAACAATGAAACTCAGGTATTTGCCAATGGTGAAATTCTTTCGGCAGAAGGAAATATTGTCAGTGGGCTTTTAGGTAATGAAATTATTGCTTCAGGAGAAGCATTTGCATCGACTATTTCAGAATCAGCAACATCGACAGGTTCAGCATTCTCAATCTCTAACGGTGTTTATTTTATTAGGGGTCAGTTTGTAAATGTTGCAGATGAAACTTTAATACTAGATCAATATACCAATAGTCCATCATATAGAATTGGTCTGTATGTTAATGAGGAAATTGTTACCTCAGACCAAGATGAAACTTTGACGGATAATTCAAAAGGATTCAATAACTATGCTGCACCAGGTGCAGATAGACTTAAAGTTTCTGCTTTTCTTTTTAAAAAATCTTTAACAGACTTTAATGATCAAAACTTTGTAGAACTTGCTGTCGTAGAAAATGGTATTCTGAGATCTACCAGAAATACTTCAGAATATAGTGTTATTAACCATGAACTAGCAAGAAGAACTTTTGAAGAATCTGGAAATTATTACGTAAAACCTTTTGATGTCATTGTCAAAGAATCATTAAACGATGGGGAAGGTAATAGAGGCCTTTTAGAAGAAAATCAAGTTACACCAGGCGGATCTATTCCCTCCGAAGACCTGGCTCTTTATCAAATCTCTCCTGGTAAAGCATATGTCAAAGGATATGAAATTGAAACGATAGGTTCCACTCTACTTGATTTACCAAAACCCAGAACTACAAAAAGAATTGAAAATCAGTCTATTTTTTATAATACTGGTTCAACTCTTAATTTGAACAGAGTATATGGTTCTCCATTGGTTGGCGCTGGTAATACTTATGTTTTGAGTTTAAGAGATGCAAGAGTAGGTTCTGTTGGTGGGGCAGTTGGAGTTGCTCAAACGGAACCTGCTGGTAATGAAATTGGTGTTGCCAGGGTATATGACTTTAGGTTAGAGTCTGGTTCTTACAATACATCGAATGGTGACATTAATGAGTGGAATATTTCCCTTTATGATGTACAAACGATTACTAAAATTACTTTAAATGAAAATGTAACTTTAACAACTCCAGTTTTTGTAAAGGGAACTAACAGTGGAGCAACAGGTTTCCTTAAAAATAGCATTAGTGATAATAATGTTATTGAACTTTATGAAACTTCTGGAGAGTTTATTAGGTTTGAAGGATTTGAATTTGATGGTATTGATAATGGTAGGGTTGCGACTGCAATAACTGCATATGGCATTTCGGACATTCAATCTGTTTATGGAAAAGTTGGTGTAGGAACTACTTTTGCAGCTGATACTATTCCATTAACAGAATCTACAATCGGAATCGCTACTATTTCTACAGTCAATGCATCTGGAGAAAGTACTATTATTTCCGCAAATCCACTCTTCCCAAGTCTGATTAGTGTTGGAGATCTTATTAGTTACACTACTACAGATGTAGCACAAAGTTTTACGGATCCAGTATTTGCCCAGGTTAAAACTGTTAATGATGCGAACATTGTTGTAGCAGGAGTTACAACTGTTTCTGGTATTTGTCAAGGAAGACTTCCAGAAACTGGAAGTAGAATTGAAGTCACCGATCTCAAACTTCTTGGTACTAAGTTATCAGCATCTAGTGATAGTACTCTATTTACAGCTCTCCCAAAAGAAAACATAGAATCAGTATCTTTAAATGATTCTTCTATTACTCTTAGAAAGTATGAAACTGTTAACATTGTAGATAATCAACTTTCTACTGTAGTAAATGCAGGTACAAATGAAACTTTCTTACCATTTGATGAGGAAAGATATTCTTTAATTAGATCTGATGGATCTACTGAGGTTTTAACTGCAGATAAATTTGGATTTGGTAATGGTGCAAAAGAACTTCAAATTTATAATCTTGGCACAGATGATACTGGGGCACAGTTAATTTACACCGTTAAAAAAATTAAACCAGTTGCTAAGAAAAAGAGAAAAAATAGAGTTAACTCAGTCATAATTAATAAATCAAATCTGATACAATCTGGTGTTGGGGCAACAACTCTAAATGATGGTCTGGTATATGGCAATTATGCATATGGAACAAGAGTTCAGGATAACAGAATTTCTTTGAATACTAGTGATGTTATCAATATTCATGCAATTTATGAATCTGCAGATACTTCTGAGGCCTCCGCTCCAACTGTAATTTTGGCATCTCTTTCTGGACCAGAAGGAAAAACTAGTGACCTAATAGTAGGAGAAAGATTCAAAGGAGTAACTAGTGGTGCAGTATGTGTAGTTGCGGAAAAAATATCAGATACTAAGATTTCATATATTCCCAAAAATACTAATGCATTGATCGAAGGTGAAACTGTAGTATTTACAGAAACTAATATTGACGCAACAGTTTCTGTTGTAACAGAACCAAGTTTCAATAGATCTAAAGATTTTAAATTTAGCACTGGACAAAGAGGTTCATTTTATGGGAATTCATCTATTATTAGAAAGAATGAAATCAATGCCCCAACTAGACAGTTAAAAGTTTATTTCACTAATGGTTATTTTGAAGCATCTGATACTGGAGACATCATTACTACGAATTCATACTCAGATTTTGATTATGTTAAGGATGTAAGATCTATTGATAATCGTAGAAATACGGACATCATCGATATCCGACCAAAAACTTCTACCTATACAGTATCTGAAGGTGAAAGATCACCGTTTGAATTCTATGGAAGAACGTTCAATCAAGCAGGAAATTCGTCTAGCGTTCTTTCTTCCGATGATTCTTTTGATGTATCATTCTCATACTATCTGCCAAGAATTGATAGAATTTTCTTAACTCAAGGAGGAAAATTCCAAGTACAATATGGAGTTCCTTCTGAAAAATTAGAAAGACCTCTTGCTGTTGATGATGCTATTGAAGTAGCAACAGCAACTCTTCCCCCATATCTGTATGATACATCTCAAATAAAACTAGATTTTCTCCAGCACAAGAGATATCAGATGCGTGATATCAAAAAACTGGAAGATAGAATTAGAAGTTTAGAGTACTATACCGCACTTTCTTTACTTGAAACTAATACTGCCAACTTCTTCATTCCTGATAGTGATGGTCTCAATAGATTTAAATCAGGTTTCTTTGTTGATAACTTTACTTCATTAAATGCTCAAGAAACATCGGCACCATTTAAGAATAGTTTAGATTCTGGATTTAAAGTTCTAAGACCACAACACTATACAAATTCCATTGATTTAATTCAAGGACCAGTAGTAAATGTAAATGCGGCCGCTGATTTATCAGTTAATCAACCCGAAGGTGTCAACATCAGAAAGTCTAACGATATCATTACTCTTGATTATGCTGACGTTGAATGGCTTAAACAATCTTTTGCCACAAGAACTGAAAGTGTTACTCCCTTCTTAGTAAGTTTTTGGCAAGGATCTCTTGAACTTACTCCAGCATCTGACACTTGGGTTGATACTGTAAGACTTGAAGCAAAAATTATTGATACTGAAGGCGACTATGAGAGCGTCATGGCAAGAGCAGTTGAAGAGCAGGGAGTTGATCCTCAGACTGGATTTGCCCCTACTATTTGGAATGCTTGGGAGACTAATTGGACTGGTGTAGACGTAGTTGAGACTACAAGAAACAGAACAATCAATCCACCATCTAGCGTTAGTATTCAGGGCCCTGGAAATCGCAATATCTATAGAACTTGGACGAGACAAGTTAATGCTGATGTTGTTGAAGACACTATTCGTGAGGTAAGAGACACTGGAGTAATGAATAGAACTGGTTCTAGAACTATTGTTACTGAACAGTTTGATAGAACTTCTGTTGGGGATAGAGTTGTAAACAGGAACGTTGTTCCTTATATGAGATCTAGAAATGTCCAGTTTGTTGCGAAAAAACTTAAACCACTTACAAGACTTTATGCATTTTTTGATAATGCTAATGTAAGTAAGTTTTGTGTTCCTAAGTTACTTGAAATTTCTATGACTTCTGGAACATTTGAAGTTGGGGAAACTGTCGTTGGATCGATGGTTAATGCAGGAACTGGACCATCTAATAATAATTCTCCAAAGATTTCATTCAGAGTTGCTCAGGCAAATCACAAAGAGGGACAATATGATTCTCCTGATAGAGTATATGCTAGGAATCCATATAATTCGCAACCAATGTCTGAAGCATATTCTTCAACATCAACAATTCTTAATGTAGATACATTTTCTCTCGCAAATCAACCACAAGGCGACTTTTTTGGTTATGTTGAAAGAAATATGACTTTAGTAGGAAAAACTAGTGGTGCTCAAGCAACAATTACTGATGTAAAGTTAGTATCTGATATTTCTTCTCATCTTGAAGGAAGTTTCTTTATTCCAGATCCAAATGTTAATACAAATCCAAGATTTGAAGCAGGAACCAGAGTTCTCACATTTGTAAACAGTATCACAAATAATCAAGAAACTGCAACAACTATTGCAGAAGAGGGTTATATTTCAAGTGGAACTATCGAAACAGTTCAAGAAAACATTGTTTCTGTTAGAAATGCTAGAGTTCAGAATAAATTAGAATTTGAAGAACAAGCTGTTGCTAGAACAACTGGATCTCAGTTAGTTAATAGTCGTGTGGTAAGTTCAACCACAGTTAATCAAAGAGTTCATTACTGGTATGATCCTTTAGCACAATCGTTCTTAGTTGATGATGATACTGGAATTTATCTCACTAAGTGTGATATTTTCTTTAGATCTAAAGACGATGCTGATGTTCCCGTAACTCTTCAGATTAGAACCATGAATAATGGTTTACCAACTCAGAAGATTCTTCCCTTTTCCGAGGTGACGTTAGACCCAGATCAAGTCAATCTCTCCTCTGATGGATCTATCCCGACTACATTTGAATTTAAAGCCCCAGTTTATCTTGAAGGGAGAGGAACTGATTATGCAATTTGTGTTGCTTCAAATTCCACAAAGTACAGTGTATACATCTCAAGAGTTGGAGAGAATGATCTCATTAGCGATACATTCATCTCTAACCAACCATACATGGGTTCATTGTTCAAGTCACAGAATGCATCTACTTGGGAACCAAGTCAGTGGGAAGATCTTAAGTTTACTCTTTATAGAGCAGACTTTGTTGAAAATGGATCTGTAGAATTCTATAATCCACAACTCAAAGAAGGCAATGGACAGATTCCTAATCTTCTTGGAAATGCACTCTCTATGAATTCTAAGAAGATTAGAGTTGGTCTTTCTACATCATTTAATGATCCCGACTTAACTATTGGAAATACAATTGTTCAAATTGGATCAAATGCTACAGCTAATTTTGTAGGAACTGCGGGAACAGCCGTTGGAACTATGAATGTAATCAATGCAGGAATTGGTTACACTGGACCGTTTACTTTCAGTGGTATTGCTCTTACAACAGTAACGGGTAATGGTAGAAATGCTACTGCAAATATTCAAGTTTCAAATGATGGTACAATTGGATTTGCTACTATCACTGGTGGAGGTTCGGGATATCAAGTTGGTGATGTTTTAGGAATCACTACCATTGGAACGAACAATCTTGGTTCAGGTGCTAGACTTTCTGTAACATCTATTGGAAGTAGTAGTGAATTAATTCTTGATAATGTTCAAGGAGATTTCCTGACAGGTATTGGTAACACAATTCAATTTATTAATAATTCGGGTGTTACAACTACTCTTAATTATTCTAGCATTGGTGACATTGGTCCTTGGATAAGACCAACAGAAATAAATGTTGACAGTGATGGACTTCATATTAAAGTAAATCATAAAAATCATGGAATGTATTCAACTGATAATACAGTTAATATTTCCGGAGTATACCCAGATACAAAACCAACTAAATTAACATCGGCATATACGTCAGATTCTACTGGCCCACTTGCTGTAGATGTTGCTGGTGGATTCTTTACCTTTGAAAATGTTGGTGTTGGGACTACTAATCCCGGTTACATTCTTATTGGTGATGAAATTATTGGATTTACGACGGCTACTTCCGGTTCTCTTGGAGGGACAATTACGAGAGGAAATGATCCTAAAGATTATCCAGTCGGAACACCAGTTCATAAGTATGAGTTGAATGGAGTATCTTTGAGAAGGATTAACAAGTCACATGACCTTGCAGATTCTACAGTATTAAATTCTATTGGATTCGATCATTATAATATTAAAATTGATATGTCCGCGAATGGAACTGACAGAACTGCTTCATCTGGGCACCCCAAACTCTTTATCAATGAAAACAAATCATCAGGAGGAGATGGCATTAGGGCAACTCAAAATATGCCCTATGAGATTATTACTCCGATTGTTCAAAACGTTACTCCAGAGGGAACAAACCTCAATACAACAATTAGAACAGTGACCGGAAAGAGCCTAAGTGGAAATGAAATACCATTCTTAGATAATGGATTTGAGTCTGTTACCGTCAATACACCAAACTATTTGACTTCTCCAAGACTCATTGCATCAAATATAAATTCAGCAAATTTATTAGCAACTCTTCCAGGAAATAAATCCTTGAATATGAGTATTCAGATGTCAACAATTGATACGAGATTATCTCCAGTAATTGATGCTCAAAGAGTTAGTGCAATTTTAACATCCAACAGAGTTAATAATGTTATTGAGGACTTTGCTCTCGATCCAAGAATATCTAATATCAATGAAGATCCTACAGCATTCCAATATATTTCTAAAGAAATGAGTCTTGAAAATTCTGCAACTTCCATCAAAATTATTACTTCTGCTCATCAAAATCCTTATACTGATATAAGAGCATTTTACTCAATTGGAAATGATGTTGGATTTGATCCTATCTTCATTCCATTCCCAGGTTATAATAATCTGAATAATAGAGGGCAAATTATCAATGTCCAGGATTCAAATGGAAGACCCGACAAATATGTTGAATTAATTCAAAATGGAGGCGATGATTCTTTCCAAGACTTCACTTTCACGCGAGATGAACTTCCAACATTCAAGTACTTCAGAATCAAAATTGTGATGACTTCTACAAGTCAATCATATCCACCTTCTCTTAGAGATCTTAGAGTTATCGCTCTCGCATAATTATGAAAGAATATGTAAAAGTAAAGGATCACCTGAGTTTAGTCAGGGATCCTCGGACTAATGCAATACTCAATACTAGCAAGTCTGAGTATGATGAATATATGAAGGCAAGGAAGAAAAATGCTTCAAAAGCAGAACGAGTTGAACAACTTGAAACTGATGTCAATGATATTAAAAATGATTTGAATGAAATTAAGTCTCTTTTGCTAGACCTGGCAAGAAAACAAGACTAAATATCAGTATAAGGAGAAATGTGTAAATGGCACAACCATCTACTAGGCAGGAGCTAATAGACTACTGCAAAAGACAACTTGGATATCCTGTTCTCGAAATCAATGTAGCCGATGAGCAAATTGATGATTTGGTAGATGACGCCATTCAGTTTTTCCAAGAAAGACATTTTGATGGGGTTTACGAAACATATTATAAGTATAAAATTACTCAAAGTGATATTGATAGGGGAAGAACTAGAGGTGGAAGTAATACTGCAGTAGGTATCGCAACCACTACAGCATCAGTAACAATCGCAGGAGATAGTTCTGCCACCACCTTTACCTTTGAAGAAAATAGCAATTATTTACAAGTTCCACCAAATATAATTGGTGTTACTAAGTTGTTTCATTTTGATGGGACAAATACAGTAACGAACAATATGTTCAGTGTTAGATATCAAATGTTCCTCAATGATATCTACTACTGGGGAGCAACTGAGATGTTGACCTATGCAATGACAAAGACATATTTGGAAGATATCAATTTCTTATTGACAACTGATAAACAAATACGATTTAATAAGCGACAAGACCGATTATATTTGGATCTTGATTGGGGTTCTGTTAATGCCGACGATTATCTCATTATCCAATGTCATTCAACATTAGATCCAAATGATTATGCAAGAGTTTGGAATGATTCATTCATCAAACCATATCTCACTGCTTTAATTAAGAGGCAATGGGGAATGAATATGATGAAGTTTACTGGAGTTAAACTTCCAGGTGGTGTTGAATTGAATGGTAGACAAATGTATGATGATGCAGAAAAAGACTTAGAAAAAATAATGGAGAAGATGTCAAATACATATGAACTTCCTCCATTTGACATGATCGGTTGATATTATGGCATTAAATCCTTTCTTTCTTCAAGGTGCTCCATCAGAACAGAATCTGATTCAGGACTTAATTAATGAGCAACTTCGTATGTACGGAGTTGAAGTTCATTACATGCCCAGAAAATTTATTACAGAAAAAACTGTTATTAGAGAAGTTATTGAATCTGAGTTTGATGAGGCCCATCCAATTGAAGCATATGTAGAAAACTTTGAGGGATATGGTGATCAAACAACAATTTTATCTAAATTTGGAATTCAATCAACTCAAGAAATAACTCTTACAATTTCAAAAGAAAGATTTGAGACTTATTTAACTCCCTTGATGGAAGGAAAGGATAATATCAAAATAAGCAATAGACCTAAAGAAGGGGATTTGATTTATTTCCCACTTGGAGATAGATTATTTGAAATTAAATTTGTAGAGCACGAAAAACCATTCTATCAGTTACAGAAAGGATACGTATATACACTGAAGTGTGAACTCTTCAGATACGAAAACGAAGTTATCGATACCGATGTTGCTGAAATTGATGATTCTATTGCGGGAACTCTAGGTGCTTCTGATTCGGAACTCCTAGGTGGTGATGCAATGACAACACTCCTAACTCTTGTTGGGGTTGGAACAACTGCATTAGCAACTGTAGGATATATTTCTGATGGTGGCATTAGACAAATTAGTGTCACAAACCGTGGCGGTGGATATACTTACAATCCAAGAGTCGCAATCTCATCATCTCCAGGTGTAACTGGAATAGCAACTGCGGAGAGAATTTCTGGAATTGTTGCCTGCGAACTCAACGCAAATCCGGTTGCAGAATCTATTCAAAGAGTTCTTCTTACAAATCCAGGTTCTGGTTACACAGTTGCTCCTTCAGTTAGGTTTATCGGTGATGGTGTTGGAGCTGCTGCAACTGCGTCCATTGGCAATGGTGTTCTTGGAATTGTCACTATTACTGGTGGAGGTTCTGGTTATACGACAGCAACTGCACCACTTGTAACATTCAGTGGAATTTCAACAGTTTCTGCAGCTGCAACAGTTGTTGTTAGTGTTGCTGGAACAATTAGTGCAATTTATCTCACCAATGCTGGTCTGGGATACACCGAACCACCAACTATTACAATTGCAGCACCAAATCAAACTGGAGTTGGAACTTTCCAGAAGAACGAAATTGTTACTGGTTCTATTTCTGGTTCTACAGCAAGAGTTCTCAATTGGGTTGCCGATGGAGGATCGCTAGAAATCTACCGAGCAGATGGAGACTTTGTTGTTGGGGAGCAAATTGTTGGTTCTGCTTCTTCAGCAAGTTACAAACTTTCTTCCGCGTCTTATCCAGAAACAGGATTCACATCAAATGAAGAAATAGAGAGTGAATCAGATAGTATTATTGACTTCAGTGAGAGAAATCCATTCGGTATGCCCTGAGCCCATAAATAATAGTTAAACAAAGAACCGATCCAATGTTTGAATATTTTTATAACGAAATTTTTAGAAGAACCATTATATCATTCGGTTCTCTGTTTAATGATATAGAAATTAAACAGGAAGATTCTTCTGGAAATGTAAATAACCAGTTTAGAGTTCCTTTGGCATATGGCCCTACGCAAAAATTCTTGGCAAGAATTACTCAACAACCAGAACTGAATAAATCAGTTTCTCTTTCTTTACCAAGAATGTCATTTGAGTTTATTGGTCTTACATATGATCCGTCAAGAAAAGTAACGCAAACTCAAAAGTTTAAAAAAGCACTTACATCTGATAAGACTTCAATTCAAACTGCATATATGCCAGTTCCATATAATATGGAGTTTGAATTGGCTATTATGACCAAGTTAAATGATGATATGCTTCAAATCATTGAGCAAATTTTACCATATTTTCAACCCGCATATACGATGTCGGTCAATTTGGTAGAATCTATTGGCGAAAAAAGAGATATTCCCGTTACTCTTGAAAGCATTAGTATGAATGATGATTATGAGGGAGATTTCTCTACACGGAGAGCACTTGTCTACACTTTAAGATTTAGTGCAAAGACTTATTTGTTTGGCCCTGTTTCTTCTGCAAGTTCCGATATTGTCAAAAAGGTATCTATTGGATATGTTGCTGGATCTACTGGAACAGGAACTCCACAAAGAGATCTCACATATGCTGTTGAACCAAGAGCAATTAAGAATTACACAGGAACAGTTCTCACAACTCTTGAACAAGACATTGAAGTTGGCGATGTTTTATTCAAGGTTGCAGATCCTTCCACAATTACAGAAAATACATACATTGAACTGGATGGTGAGGAATTGTATGTGCTTGATGTTCTCACTGATAGTATCAAGGTTAAAAGAGGGCAAG